CCACAGGTTGCCGATATTCTACACCAAGACCTTGAATACGAAAATTTATGGAAAATATTCACAGGTAATAAGAAACCACAACAACTTTCAGCTGGTTTTGCCAGAGGTGTTCAGATGGGTCTTAAAATGTCTACTCAGGTTAAGAGAATTGGTTGTTCTAACCTAAAAACATTGATTGAAGGTAATAAGTTAGTCATTAATGATTTTGATACTATTTCAGAATTGACTACTTTTGTTGCTAGCAAGAGTTCTTTTGCCGCTGAAGAAGATGCCAATGACGATATGGTGATGGGTTTGGTCATGTTCTCTTGGGCAACCACTCAGAAATACTTTAGAGAAATTGTGGCTCATGATGTCCGTAAGCAACTTCAACTGGAAACAATGAATCAATATGATGAAGAAACCTTACCGGCACCTATTATTGAAGATGGATTAGAGCATAGTTTTATGGTGGAAGGTGGAGATGTGTGGGAAAAAGCAGATTCCGGTGAAACTTATGCAGGTTATATCAGAGAATTACACCGTTAATCTCTAAATATGGCCTTTCATAAATATCCGTATGGTATCATAACTGCCAAAATAATCATAATATCAAGGAGATAAAAAATGGCGTTTCAAATCTCTCCAGGCGTAAACGTTTCCGAAGTCGACTTAACAACAGTCGTTCCTTCGGTACTAACTACTGCCGGTGCCTTTGCTGGAAATTTTCAATGGGGTCCAGTAAATAAACGAATTTTAGTTGATTCCGAAATTACCTTAGCAAAAATATTTGGTAATCCAGATTCTAACACTTATGTTTCATTTTTTACCGCAGCTTCTTTCTTAGCTTATGGTAACAATCTTCAAGTTGTTCGTTCAGCCAACAATGCTTCATACAATGCTGACGCAAACACAACAGGCAACAACATTCAAGTTGCTAATGAAGATGTATTTCAAGCTACTTACTTAACAAGTAATAATAATAACGCCTATGGTGCTTTCATGGCTCGTTATCCAGGTGCTTTAGGTAACTCACTAACCATTTCTTTGGTTGATACCGCTTCTTATTCCGCTTCTTGGAATATTGGTGGCGTAACAATCTCTGGATATGTAAATGGCGCTCCTGGTACTTCTACACAAGCTGCAGCTGCCGGCGCAGCAAACGATGAAGTTCATATTGTTGTGATGGATACTGGTGGTCTATTTACTGGTGCTAAAAATACCGTATTAGAAGTATTTCCGTATTTGTCTAAAGGTTTAAATGCAACCGATTCTTTGGGCAACTCAAACTACTATAAGAATTATATTTTCAATAATTCTAAGTATATCTACGCAGTTGATCCAGTAAGTTATGCAACAACTTCTTCTACTTGGGGTCAACCACTTGCCAATACAAGTTATGCCACAGTTTCTACTGCACAGACATTTACTTTAGGTTCTGGTTCAGATGCAGCAACTGTTGACGGCGACCGTATTACTTCTTATGGCCAGTTTACTAATGCCGATGCTGTTAATATTTCATTGGTAATGACTGGTGGCCATAGCACAACAGTTCAACAATATGTAATTGATAATATTGCTAACTCTCGTAAAGATTGTGTAGCGTTTGTATCACCTCCATCTTCTGCTGTTGTTAACCAGTCTGGTAGTGAAGTTACCAACATTCAAAGTTGGAACACTTCATTGGCTCGTTCTACTTCTTACGCAGTTGCTGATTGTGGTTGGAAGTATATGTTCGACAAGTATAACAACACCTATCGTTGGGTACCATTGAACGGTGATACTGCTGGTCTTTGTGTATACACCGATTCAGTTCGTGATCCATGGTTCTCACCTGCTGGTTACAACCGTGGTAATCTGAAGAATGTTGTTAAATTGGCATGGAATCCAAATCAGACTCAACGTGATTCGTTGTATTCTATTGGTATCAATCCAGTTGTAACATTCCCATCTAACGGAACAATCCTTTATGGTGATAAGACACTACAAGCTAAACCATCAGCATTTGACCGTATCAACGTTCGTAGATTGTTTATTGTATTAGAGAAAACAATTGCTCAAGCTGCTAAGTATTCATTGTTTGAATTTAACGATTCATTCACACAAGCACAGTTTGTTGCTCTTGTAACTCCATTCCTTCGTGATGTTCAAGGTCGCCGTGGTATCTATGACTTTAAAGTAGTTTGTGATTCTACAAACAACACTCCACAAGTTGTTGATTCTAATCAGTTTGTTGGTGATATCTATGTCAAACCTGCTCGTTCAATTAACTTTATCCAGTTGAACTTTGTTGCTGTAAGAACAGGTGTTGACTTTACTGAAGTCGTTGGCCAGTTCTAATAAATAAACAAGGATATAGGAGAAAACAATGACATTCAATGTAGCAGAATTTAGAGCAAATATGATTGGTGACGGTGCTCGTCCCAATCTATTTCAAGTGACTCTAACATTACCACAGTTTGCTAATAATGCAACCGCTGCAGGTCAAAAATTGCAATTTATGGCAAAAGCATCACAGTTACCAGGTTCAACCGTTGGTCAAGTTCCAGTTTACTACTTTGGTCGTGAAATGAAATTTGCCGGTAATCGTACCTTTGCTGACTGGACATTACAGATTATTAACGATGAAGATTTCTTGATTCGCAATTCTATGGAATCTTGGATGAGTGCTCTTAATAGTCACGCAGGCAATGTTCGCAGTGCTTCGGCAACAAGTCCAACAAGTTATACAGTTGATGCAACAGTTACTCAATATGGTAAAACTGGCTCAGCAATTAACACATATAAGTTTGTTGGTATGTTCCCGTTAGATGTAGCGCCAATTGATTTAGATTGGAGTTCAAATGATACTATTGAAGAATACTCAGTAACATTTGCATACCAATACTGGACAAATACTGCATCAACAGACGCTTAATTATTTTATTAGAGAGGACTTTGGTCCTCTCATTATGTTTTTTTGAATTGGATATAACACAATATGGCAGCTAATAAATTCTCTCTTTTTGGTTTTACAATTGCACGGAAGCAGGCCAATGATGACCAAGCTGTGCAACAATCTTTTTCGCCTCCATCAAATGACGATGGCGCTTTAACGATTACCTCAGCAGCATATTATGGAACATATGTTGACTTAGACGGTACTGCCAAAAATGAAGTAGAACTTATCTCTCGTTACCGTGAAATGGCTATGCAGCCAGAAATTGAATCAGCGATTGACGATATCGTTGGTGAAGCTATTTGCCAAGATGACGATGGCAAAATTATTCAAATTGTTCTGGATGATTTAAAGCAACCAGAAAAAATCAAAAAAGCCATTAAAGACGAATTCTCTACGATTCTTCGTATGCTGAATTACAACAACATGGCACAAGATATTTTCCGTAGATACTATGTTGATGGTAAGATGTATTACCACATCATTATTGACCGTGAAAATCCTACTCAAGGCATTAAAGAACTTCGTTATATTGATCCACGCAAACTTCGTAAAGTGCGTGAAATGAAAAAGAAAAAAGATGAACGCACTGGTGTGGAGGTAATGAACGTTGTTAACGAATATTATATTTTCAATGATAAGGTTACTACTGGTTCTTCATCTAATTTTGGACCAGTTGGTGTTCGTATTACCACAGATTCTATTATTTCCGTTGTGTCTGGTCTTATGGATTCTCGTAGAGCTGTCGTATTGTCTTATCTTCATAAGGCTATAAAACCACTCAACCAGTTAAGGATGATTGAAGATGCTACTGTCATCTATCGTATTAGCCGTGCCCCTGAGCGCCGTATTTTTTACATTGATGTGGGTAATCTACCTAAATTAAAGGCAGAACAATACCTCCGTGATATTATGGTAAAGTACAAGAACAAACTTGTATACGATGCCAACACAGGTGAAGTTCGTGATGACCGTAAATTCTTGTCTATGATGGAAGATTTTTGGTTGCCACGCCGTGAAGGTGGAAAAGGTACCGAGATTTCTACATTACCTGGTGGTCAAAACCTTGGAGAGTTAGAAGATGTTAAGTATTTTGAAAAGAAACTATACAAGGCCTTGAATGTGCCAGTTTCTCGTTTAAATCCAGAATCGGCAGGTTTTACTCTTGGTCGTACCAATGAGATTACCCGTGACGAATTAAAGTTTGCTAAATTTGTTGACCGTTTACGTAATAAGTTTGCTGAGTTATTTGACCAAGCATTGAGAGTTCAATGTGTCCTCAAAGGTATTTGTACCAATGAAGAATGGAACGAATTCAAAGAACATATCTATTATGACTTTATTAAAGATAATAACTTTACTGAATTAAAAGATGCGGAATTAATGAAGGAACGCCTTGGATTGTTAAGTCAGGTTGATCCTTATACAGGTCGTTATTTTTCTCAAGCTTGGATTCAGCGTCAAGTTTTACGCTTGACCGATGACCAAATCAAAGAAATGCAATCTGAAATTGATGAAGAAAAAGAAATGGGTCTTGGTTTACCAGTTGGTGTAGGTAATGAAGTGGCACAACAGATGATGATGTCTAATGTACCAAAACAACCTGAAGGTCCAGCTGGTGATGAAGAAGATGAAGCAGATGAATAGATTTATTATAAATATTTGAATACTTTAGGAGAAAATGATGCCGGATTACTCAACTCGCAATATTATTGATTACGCCATGGATGATAATGGTGTAGAATTTCGTAACGCTTTGTATGACAATATTCATGCAAAAGTATCAGCTCATTTTGAGTTGGCCAAACAAAACATGGCTCAAAATATGTTGGCTGATGAAGAAACACAAGAAGAACAAGAAGAACAACAAGCTTCGGAAGATTCTGGCCAAGAATAACTTACATAAATATGTAACTATAAACACAGGATAAAAGATGGCAAACAAATTTACATATCAAGTATTGAGAGATACAACAACAGACGCTATTATTAAATTAACAGGTCAGTTTGATGGTACTTCAGGAAATGAAGCAAACAATGCTCGTATTCAAGCAAATACTTTGTATGGTGCTTTGGATGCAAATAGTGTGCCATTAAGAAGTTCTTTAAGTGTTAGCAATACTGCGTTACCTTATTATAATTTACAAGTAACTGGAGCACAATACTACGTAAGTATGGGAACTTCAACTCCTCCTGGTTCCGTTGAATTATTTTGGGCAGGTAACACCACATCAAACAATGCAACTATCTTCTATTTGAACGGTAACGGTGAATTTGGTAGCCAACAAAATCCTGCTATTCCAAATAACGCTATCAATCCAAATGGAAATTTAGGAATTAATACTTACGGCGTAACTGCAAATACAGCATATACTTTAATTGTATCGTTAAGAAAAGACAACGCACATTATCAACGTGGTCAGTTTAATGATCCTGCTGCATTTAACTATGGTTCGTATGCTATTACTGGCGTTAAGCAGTAATAATGTTAACCTTCAAAGAGTTTCTGCTAAATGAAGGCGTAGTTCAAAAAATTGGCAGAAAAAGAATTGTTAGAGTTCGTGTAAGAAAAGGTAAGATACAAAGAAACAAAACTTTTTCTAACCAGCCAGGTTGGACAATTCGTAGTGGAAAATTAGTTCGTATGTCTTATCGTGAACGTAGAGATAGACAGTTAAGTGCTAAAAGAAGTAAATTTAAAAGGTTGGCTAAAATTAAGCAAACAATTAGAAAAAGAAAAACATCTTTAAGAAAAAGAGGCGCATTAGGAATATGAAACTCATCAAAGAAATTCAAGAAACGGTAAATTATATTACCGAAGGCGCAGACGGCAAAAAAGAACTCTTTATTGAAGGTCCTTTCCTTGTTTCTGAAAAGAAAAACAAGAACGGTCGTCTATACGAATACAATACGATGAAGAAAGAAGTTCATCGTTATACAGAAGAATACATTAATAAAAACCGTGCTTTTGGTGAATTAGGTCATCCTGAAACACCAACCATCAATCTAGACCGAGTATCTCATCTTATCGTAGGACTCAGAGAAGATGGTACACAATGGATTGGTAAAGCAAAAATTCTAGACACACCTATGGGTCAAATCGCTCGTCAATTGATTGAAGGTGGCGCCCAATTAGGTGTTTCTTCTAGAGGTATGGGTTCATTGAAAAATGTTAACGGTGTTAATGTTGTTCAGAACGATTTTTATCTAGCCACAGCGGCAGATATTGTAGCAGATCCTTCTGCGCCTGGAGCGTTTGTTCAAGGCATTATGGAAGGAAAAGAATGGGTATTAATAAATGGTGTTTGGACAGAACAAGATATCTCATATGCTAAGGCTCAAATTAAACAAGCCTCCAGAAAAGATATTGAATCTGTAAGTCTACGCATTTGGGAAAACCTAGTCAAAAAACTTTAATTATAAATATCCAATATAAATCAAGGAGATTTTCAAAATGGGAAATTTTAACCTGTCCGATGCCGCTAAGTCAATCTTGCTAGGCGAGGATTCCAAGTCAACTTTTGATGCCAATATCGCTTCCAAAAAAGGTCAGCGTGGCTCAGATAAACATCCACACGGTGAAGTTGGTGCAGACCGTTTAGCATCTAAGACCGCTTACGGTACTAATGATGCTGGCGAAATTGGCCAATCACCAGAACGTGCTTTGACAGACGAACTGCCTAATTACACTAAAGGTGTTCCATCAGCAACTCCTCCAGGTGCTACTCCTCCTGTTGGTTCAGAAAAAGATGGTGTAGGCGCTACTAAGGCAACTGGTCCACAAGATTCTATGGGTCGTTCCGATATTGCTAATCCAGTTAAATCTGATGCAACACCATACGAAGCAATTCGTGACCGTATTGCTGGTAAATTAGCACCACAAATGATGCAAAAGAATCCAGGCGCTACATTCCAGTCTTATGGCGAAGAAACAGAAGCCGATGACACAGTAATTTCCGAAGAGGAAGAAGAAAAAATGATGAAGAAAAAAATGATGCAAGACAAAATGAAAGAAAAGATGAAAGAAGATATTGATGCTCTTTTGTCTGGCGAAAATCTTTCTGAAGAATTTGTCACCAAAGCATCTACCATTTTTGAAGCTGCCGTTATTGCTCGTGCAGAAGAAGTTATTGCCGAATCTGAGCAAGAGTTGATGGAACAATTTGAAGTTGCCGTAGAACAAATTAAAGAAGATATGGCTGCTAAGGTTGACGATTACCTCAACTACATGGTAGAAGAATGGATTAAAGATAATCAAATTGCTGTTGAGTCTGGTCTCCGTGCTGAAATTGCTGAAGATTTCATGGCTGGTCTCCGTGATTTGTTTGTTGAACACTACATCGACGTTCCATCTGAGAAAATTGATATTGCTGAAGAATTAGCTGCTAAAGTAGAAGAATTAGAAGCTGCTTTGAATGAGCAAATCAACAAAGGTATTGAACTTACAAAAGATTTGAACGAACAGAAAAAAATTGAGGCTATCTACACAGCGTGTGAAGGCCTGACGCAGACTCAAGTAGAGAAATTAAAAGCACTTGCAGAAGGTGTGGATTTTACTACTGAACAAGAATTTGTAACTAAACTTGACACTTTGAAAGAATCATATTTCAAAGCGGATGTTAAGGTTGCAGACGCATCTGCTTTTGAAGAAGTGTTAGTTGAAGATGAGAAAAAACAAGTTTTCGCTGATCCTTCAATGGAAGTATATGCAAAAACCATTTCACAAACTTTGGTTAAGTAATTAACCCCAATACATAAAAAAAAGGAATAAAAATGTATTTGACAGAAGAACTACAAAAGAAATGGCAACCTGTTCTGGAGCATCCAGAATTAGAAGCCATTAAAGACCCATACAAGAAAGCTGTTACAGCTCTTGTTTTGGAAAACCAACACCAAGCAATGGCTAAAGACCGTCAGGCTTTGATGGAGACCAGCGATACAGGTCCTACAAACGTTACTGGTGGTGTTCAGAACTTCGACCCAATCTTGATTTCTTTGGTTCGCCGTTCATTGCCTAACCTCATCGCTTATGATGTTGCTGGCGTTCAACCAATGACTGGTCCTACAGGCTTGATTTTTGCAATGCGTGCTCGTTACGCTAACCAAACTGGTTCTGAGGCATTCTACAACGAAGCAAACACAATTTTCTCTGGTCAATCCTCTGCAAATGGTGGCTTCAACAACTACGGTTTTGCTGGTAACTCCGGTACAGATACATCTAACAATGCTATCTCTAACGAAGCAGCTAACTCATTCACAACTGGTATTGGTATCCAAACAGCTTCTGCTGAATATTTGGGTGCTGACTCTGCTAACGTGTTCCAACAGATGGCATTCTCTATTGAGAAAGTTACTGTAACTGCACAAAGCCGTGCCTTGAAAGCTGAATACTCATTAGAACTCGCACAAGACTTGAAAGCAATTCATGGTCTTGATGCAGAAACAGAATTGTCTAACATTCTGTCTACTGAGATTCTTGCTGAAATCAACCGTGAAGTTATCCGTACCATTTATAGCTCTGCTGTTTTGGGTGCTCAATACGGTACAACAACTGCTGGTTATTTCGACTTAGATACAGACTCCAATGGTCGTTGGTCTGTTGAGCGTTTCAAAGGTTTGATTTTCCAAATCGAGCGTGACGCTAACGTGATTGCCAAGCAAACTCGTAGAGGTAAAGGTAACGTATTGATTGTTTCATCTGACGTAGCATCTGCAATGGCTATGGCTGGTGTTCTTTCTTACACTCCTGCTCTTCAAGCTGACCTCCAAGTTGACGATACTGGCAATACATTTGCTGGTTTGTTACATGGTCGTATCAAGGTTTACATTGACCCATACTTTGGTGGCTATGCTGCTAACCAAGAGTTGGTAACAGTTGGTTATAAAGGTTCTTCTCCTTATGACGCTGGTTTGTTCTATTGCCCATACGTTCCATTACAAATGGTTCGTGCAGTAGACCAATTTACATTCCAACCAAAGATTGGTTTCAAGACTCGTTACGGTATGGTTGCAAACCCATTTGCTCAAGGTTTAAACCCAAGCAATGGTATTCTGACACCACGCAGCAACGTTTATTACAGGATTTTTGGTGTCAAAAACCTCATGTGATAAAAATCACCGTAGAGTGATATTTGAGAGAGACCGCTTCGGCGGTCTCTTTTTTTATGGCCTAAATATCCGTATGACAGCACTAACCAGACAGCCACAGAATACCAATCTCCTCCAACCGACAAAGTTTATAATGACTTTTGCGAGGATACCTACGGTTCAATACTTCTGCCAAGCGGTAAATATACCAGGGGTTCAACTAGGACAGGCCCCATTGAATTTTCCCGGTGTAGATGTATATGCACCTGGTAATAAGATGATGTATAATCAATTAGCATTGACTTTTACTGTTGATGAGAAGATGCAAAACTGGCAAGAAATACATGGTTGGTTCCGTTCCATCGCATCTCCAGAAGGCACGGATGAAAGAAATAGGTTATCATCACAACAGAATCCTACCAAAACTAGAGGTCCTAAAGCCTATTCTGATGCCACCTTGACAGTTCTTTCGGCATTGAATAACCCATTGTTTCGTGTTCACTATATCAATTGTTTCCCTATCTCTCTTTCGGATATTATGTTTGATACCAAGCAATCCGCAGATGATATTATTACCGCCGATGGTGTATTCATGTTTGATTATTTTAATTTTGAAACCGCTTGACATTTATTAAGGTCTGTGTTATTATACAGATTTAAGCATTACATTTTTGAGTATATTATGGAAAATCTAGAACAAGTATTAAAGCATTGGGAAAAAGATACAGTTATTGACCAGACAGAACCTGGAAAAGAATTGTTAAAGATTCCTACTCTACATAACAAATACCTCAGTATTCTTACCAAACACAAGATTGCTTCAAAGAAAGCACATTTTGATTATCTTCGTATGCGTAAGGTTCGGTTGGATTATTATGCCGGAAGATTAAGCCAAGATGAGTTGGCAGAATACGGATGGGAACCTTTTCAGTTTGTGTTAAAGACTGATATTAATGCCTACTTAGAAGCTGACGACCATCTCATTAAGTTATTAGAGAAAAAAGTATACCATGAAGAAACGGTATCTGTTTTAGAGTCCATTATGTCCGAATTGAAATCTAGAACTTTTCAATTGCGTGACTTTATTGGATGGGAAAGATTCATTGGCGGACAGTAATTTAATAATCTCCAAGAAAGATGAAGTATATGCTAAGATAACTTGTGAAAAATCTATAGCAAAAGAACTACATGAATATTTTTCGTTCCTAGTTCCAGGATATCAATTTGTTCCGGCATATAGAAACAGAATGTGGAATGGTAAAATATATCTTTATCATTTAAATACTTCTCAAATATACCTTGGTCTCTTAAATTATGTGGAACAGTTTTGTGAAGAAAGAGAATATACTTTTGAGTATGAAGGTGGCGTAGATGTTGAAGATGAATATTCATTATATCATGCCAAAAAATTTATAGAATCATTAAATATTCACTCCCGTGGTGAACCTATTGAAGTACGAGAACACCAAATAGATGCATACATTCATGCCATGCAAAAACGCCGAGCGTTGTTATTATCACCAACAGCATCTGGCAAATCACTCATCATTTATCTTATATTCAGACAGTTATTTCAGTATCAAAATTTAAAAGGTTTGATTATTGTTCCAACCACTTCTTTGGTTGAACAGTTGGCATCAGACTTTGGTGATTATAATGACGGCACAATGGAACAATATGTACACAAAATTTATCAAGGCAAAGATAAGAACACAGACAAACCACTAACTATCTCCACATGGCAGTCTTTGTATAAAATGCCAAAAGAATATTTTGAACAGTTTGATTATGTTATTGGTGATGAAGCTCACAACTTTAAAGCACAATCACTTACTACAATTATGACTAGCTTAATTAATGCCAAATATCGGATAGGATTAACAGGAACATTGCCAAATTGATCTACTTGAAGGTACTGAATCTTATAAATAAGTTATGGACTACAAAAAAATATATCATAATATTATAAAAAAATCTATATTGGAAAATAGAAATATTTCTAATGGTGTTTATTATGAAAAACATCATATATTACCAAAATCATTAGGTGGAAATAATAGTAAAAATAATATTGTTTTACTTACGGCAAGAGAACATTTTATTTGCCATTGGTTGTTGTGGAAATTCACTGAAGGAAAAAACAAAATAAAAATGGGTCACGCTTTCGGATTAATGAGATATCACGATTCCAACAATAGATATTATAATTCTGTTGGTTATGAAGTGGCGAGAAAGGCTCATGCCTTTTCAGCTAGTTTATTACACAAAGGAAAAAAATTATCAGAGAAAGAACTAAAACGAATGTCTGATAACAATCCAAATGCTAAGGAAATAACAATAAATGGTATATCATACAGTAGCAGAAAAGAAGCAATTATAAGTTTAAAAACAACAAAAAGAAGGCTTTATAAATTTCTAAACAATGAAATTACATTTGAACAAATGATTTATGATGGTAGATATTCACACAATGAAAACACCAAATTAAAAATAGGCAAGTGGTCTAAAGGAAAAACCTATGAGGAGTTATATGGTACAAAAAAAGCTTTAGATTTAAAAGAAAAAAGAAGATTATCCAAGAAAAATAAAAGACTTTCACAAGAAACTAAGACAAAAATTAGTCAATCTCATTTAAAAAGAAAAACAAATGTCTAATTTTAAAACGCATAAACTTGTATTAGAAGGTTTATTTGGTCCAGTTAAAAAAGTAATCTCAACCAAAGAATTGATTGACGATAATAAGTTGGCTAAATTTGAAATTAAATGCCTCGTATTAAAACATACCGATGAAGAATCTAAAACAGTTAAAGGCATGACTTATGCTGAAGAAATTGGTTACTTAATTTCACATGAGGCAAGAAATAAATTTGTTAAAAATCTTGCAGTTAGCTTAGGTAAAAATACTTTAGTGTTGTATCAAATGGTTGACAAGCATGGTAGAATCCTGTATGATATGATAAAGGATACAGAGAAGATTGGCAACAGAAAAGTATTCTTTGTTCATGGTGGAACGGACACCACGGATCGTGAAGATATTAGAAAAATTATGGAGATAGAAAACAATGCTATTATTGTGGCTAGTTTTGGGACTTTTTCTACTGGAATTAACATTAGGAATCTGCATAACATTATTTTTGCAATGCCGACTAAATCGAGCATACGAACTTTGCAAAGCATTGGAAGAGGCTTACGACAAAGTGAAGGTAAAGAAATAGCAACACTATATGATATATCAGATGACCTACGGGTTGGCAAGCACATGAATTACACTTTGAAACATCTATTGGATAGAACTAAGATATATAATGAAGAGCAGTTCCCATTTAAAATATACAAAATAGGACTAAAAAATGCCTGAGTATAAAACACAAATTATTAAATTACAGAATGGGGAAGATTTGATTGCCAATGTTGTTATGAGTGGTATGGATCATTACATCCTTGAAGAACCTATGGAATTTGCCATTGATACCCGTAATCCAAATAATGCCGGTCTAATTATGCGCCATTGGTTACCTGTGCAATTGATTAAAAAGAACTCGATTGAAATACATTCTAAAGATATTCTTTCTATGATTGAACCTGAGGATGAATTCTGTGAATACTATGTTAATACGGTATATAAGATTAAAGAATTGTTAAAGGCCAAAGAAATTATCTCTGAGATGGATGATGAAGAATTAGGTAATATGATTAATGAATTTGAGGAGTTAGAACAGCATGGAAATACATTACATTAATGCTTTATTACTTTCAACCAAGGACATACTCGATACTAACGGTCTGTCAAGCGATTGTCAATAACTATTATGGTAAATATGAATACACCAACACCTAAATTAACCAAGAAACCAAAACAATACGTCAACAATGCAGACTTTCTACAAGCTCTTGTTGATTATAAAGAGGGTTGTAAGTTAGCGAAGAAGAATAAAACTAACCCACCTCCTATTCCAAACTACATTGGAGAGTGTTTCATGAAGATAGCGGAAGGTCTATCTCATAAACCCAACTTCATTAACTACACCTATCGTGATGAAATGATTTCAGATGGTATTGAAAACTGTCTAATGTATTTTGATAACTTTGACCCAACCAAATCAAAGAATCCATTTGCTTACTTTACTCAAATCATTTATTTTGCCTTTTTACGAAGAATTCAAAAAGAAAAGAAACAGACTTATGTGAAGTATAAGGCAACAGAACAGATGGGTATTTTGGATGAAATGGAAATGCTTGAATTAGAAGATGGTACGACAAGACAGTTTGAACTCTATGATAATATTGCCGAATTTATTGGCAACTATGAAGAAGCAAGAGAAAAGAAAAAAGAGGCAAACAAGCCCAAAGGTATTGAAAAGTTTCTAGAGGAATGATATAATGTATAGATTGAGTTATTATTTGACTGGTGGATCCGTAAGATTTAAGTCTTTTGAAACCTTTCATGAAGCAATTGAATTTTCACGTAACTTAAAACCTATTGATTCGGTAATTGAAATTAAACAGTATGACAATGTTGACAACAAAAAGCCAGACAGAAACTAAAATATTTTTGCAAGGTATATTATGAAAGTTTGTATTTTAGGTGATGTTCATTTTGGCATGAGGAATGATTCCATTTCTTTTTTAGATTATGGTGAAAAATTCTATAAAGAAACTTTTTTTCCATATTTAATTCAAAACAACATCAAAACCATTATTCAATTGGGCGACTTTTTTGACCGTAGAAAATATATCAATTTTCATACATTAAGCCGAACCAAAGAAATGTTTTTAAATAAGTTGGTTGAATATAATATTCAAATGATTGTATTAGCAGGAAACCATGACACCTATCACAAAAATACTAACGATATTAATTCATTGGATTTGTTGCTTCGAGAATATGGTAACATTACTGTAATTGATTCCCCACAAACTATACACTTAGATTATGATAATGTTGGTTCAGATGTTTGTGTAATACCTTGGATTTGTGCAGAAAATTATCAAAAATGTTTATCTGAAATAGAAAATACTTCTGCCAATTTGTGCATAGGACACTTTGAAATTGCTGGATTTGCCATGCATCGTGGAATGGCAAATTATGAAGGCCTTGACCGAAAAATATTTAGTAAGTTTGATATTGTTTTTTCTGGTCATTATCATCATAGGTCCAAACAAGATAATATTGTTTATGTTGGTACACCTATGGAAATGACATGGCAAGATTTCAATGACACACGGGGTTTTCACCTTTTCAACCTTGACGATTACACTCTTGAGTTTATTCCTAATCCTAATGTAATGTTCCACAAAATTCCTTATAATGATAAAGAGAGTAGTATTACTGAAATTACCAATTTAGATTTAAACAAATATGCCGGAACTTATGTTAAAGTTGTGGTAATTAACAAAACAAATCCACATCTGTTTGACCGATTCATGGAAAATCTTTACAAGGTTAATCCAATTGATATTACCATTGCCGAGGACTTTACAGACTTGACAGAAGGTGTAGATGATGATATAATTAATGAAGCAGAAGATACAATCACAATCATTAATAAGTTTGTAGATGGTATTTCAGAAGAACATATTGATAATGATAAGCTAAAAACGGTATTGAAAGAACTATACGTTGAGGCATTAAATTTGGAACAAGCGTGAGCATTGAATTTCATAAAAAACTAGAACCGTCTGGATGGGAGTGCCATTGTTTTGGTGCTAAAGGTGTTGAAGGTATTATTTGGGAACCATCTGAAGGTAGAGTGCCAAATTGGTTCTGGCGTAAGATGCAATATCTTATCTTAGGCAATCGTTGGGTAAAAATTAAACAATGATTAAAGGATACCTTTACGGATATTTTTACCGAATTGTGATGAAACTATCTCATAAGTTTAATTGGCATCACATGAAACCTAATACACATTTGGAAAAGGGTAAAATTCATTTGTGGTGTCATTGGTGTGGTATCAGAAGTGTCAAAACAAACATTGAAGAAGTAATTTCAATAAGAAAGTCAAGTGATAAGATTTCAAAAAGTATGGTGGAAAAGTAATAATTAAACTTTCTTCCATTGTTTGTGATGAGATTGTTTGCCTTGTAACACTCTAGTTATTGCCGAATGATGTAGATTATTATCAATACAAAATTTTCTCATATTGTGTATATTAATAATTTCGTTGTTTGGTGAAAGTAGTTGCCAGTCTTTGGCTTTGTGTTCCGATAAAATTTGTTTTACTTCATCAGTAAATGTTTTTCCTTGAAAGTTTTTGTTACCTTTCAATTTATTGGATATTTTATTTTTGGTTTCTTTTGTGAAGGTTCTACCTAAAGCAGATTTGGATATTTTTTGAATATGTTCTGTAGTAAGTTTTTTGCCTAACTTTTTTTCTCTCATTCTTTGTCTTGTTTCTGGTGTTGGAGAAAAACCTAAAGTTCCTTGGCCACCTTCAGTTAGATTGTAACCTTTTTCTGGATTATTAGATTGGTATTGTTGTATAAATGAAGATTCTGCCACTTTGTAAGCAAATTCAGCATCTTCCGTTTCTAGTAAAATTTGTGAATTGAAGTTATTCCAACCGTGTTTTTTGATTGCTTTTGATATTAGGTAATTATTATATGTGCCTTTATGTTCTCGCATCCTTTTGGTGTAATTATTTGTTACACCAATATACACTTTACTATTGACTTTATTGGTTAAAAGGTATATAATATACATGGTTATCTCTTTACTTGTTGTAGTTTATTAATATTTATAAAAATGATTATTTTCAAAACTATCCGATGGAAAAACATATTATCTACGGGTAACAGTTTTACTGAAATCCGATTAGACAAATCTCCCAATACACTCATTGTTGGCAATAACGGTGCAGGCAAATCTACTTTATTGGATGCTATTTGTTTTGGTTTGTTCGGTAAACCGTTCAGAAAAATAAACAAACCTAATTTATTGAACAGTATTAATAACCAATCCGGCGTTGTGGAGATTGAATTCCTTATTGGCAAAAAAGAATATAAAGTAGTTCGTGGTATTAAACCAAATACATTTGAGATTTTTCAAAATGGCGTATTGTTAAATCAAGATGCGGCATCAAAAGATTACCAAGAACACTTGGAGAAGTTCATTCTCAAATTAAATTATAAATCATTTACTCAAGTGGTGATTTTAGGTTCGGCCTCGTTTGTTCCGTTCATGCAATTATCTCCAGCAGATAGACGAAATATTATTGAAGATTTGTTAGACATTGGTATTTTCTCATCAATGAATGGTGTTGTTAAAGAAAGAATGTCAGAAATTAAAGAATCAACGACCAAAAACAAGTATGAAATGGAACTTACTGCTGAGAAAATTAACTTCCAAAAACAAAGTATTGAAGAACATAAGAATCGAACCGAAGAAGAAGTTAAAAAGAAACAAGAAGAAGTCAAACAATCTATTGACCAAACCTTTACTCTACAAAGAGATATTGATTTAATTCAAAAACACATCGAGGCATTACAAAGCAGAATACAAGACAAACTTGCCGTAGAAAAGAAAAGTACCAAACTATTACAGTTGGAATCCAAACTTGAATCTCGTTTAAAGAAATTAGATAAGGAGTATAAATTCTATGAAGAAAACCACGACTGTCCGACCTGTAAACAAGGTATCGCTGACACCTTCCGACGTAGCCAGCTTAGTGGAATCAATCAAACAAAAGGAGAAATTGGAGTTGGAATCCAGGATATTGAAACAAAAATCCAAGAGGCGAACAACCGTATTGAAGAAATCCAAAAAATAGTTAAACATATACAAGAGCACAATAATGAAATTGTCAAACACAATTCTACAATATCAGCGGTCAATACCTACATTACTAAGTTACAAAGAGAGATTGAATCTCTATCAGCACAGAAAGACACGCTTATTGAAGATAATGCCAAATTAAAAGAACTTCAACAAGAATTGGCTAAATTGGTTGAAACACAAAAAGAATTATCGGAACAAAAACAATATTATGAGTTTGCTGGTAATTTGTTGAAAGATACTGGTATTAAAACTAAGATAATTCGGCAATATTTACCTATCATGAATAAATTGATTAATAAGTATTTGACAGCAATGGACTTTTTTGTAAACTTCAACATCAATGAACAGTTTGAAGAAACCATTAAGAGTAGGCATCGTGATGAGTTTTCTTATGCTAATTTCTCTGAAGGCGAGAAGATGCGTATTGATTTGGCATTATTGTTTACTTGGCGACAGATTGCCAAACTAAAGAATTCTACAAATACCAACCTGTTGATTCTTGATGAAATATTTGATTCATCACTCGATGGTGTTGGCACAGAAGAATTCTTAAAACTAATTCATGAAATGGGAACAGATACTAATGTGTTCGTTATTTCACATAAAGGAGACCAGTTATTTGACAAATTTAGGTCGATTATTAAATTTGAAAAGGTCAATAATTTTTCAAGGATAGCAAAATGAGTGAAATAATTAGTTTTAATACGGAAGAACTAGCAAAGAATTCTACAGCACCAACACAAAGCATTCCTATTTTTGAATTGGTTGGTGAAAACAATCCTATCCTACAAGAAGTTTTGCCTGAGTTTAATTTCAGTAATCCACCAGTTAATCCAAATGAATTTGCTTCTTCTTTAGTAGAAACTTGCCGGCAACATAAAGGTTATGGTTTATCTGCCAATCAATGTGGTTTTAAGCATAGAGTATTTGTAATGGGTGCCGAAGATAGTTTTGTGGCATTCTTTAATCCTAAAATTATTTGGCAATCTAACGATGAGGTAAACATGATGGAAGGTTGTTTATCTTTTCCACTTTTAGGATTAAGAGTTAATCGGCCATCTACTGTTGAAGTGGAATACCAAGACTTTAATGGACAAACTCATACCACAATGTTAAATGGCTTATCTGCTCGAGTTTTCCAACATGAGCTTGATCATTTGAATGGAATAGTGTATACTAAGAAAGTAAAACCTTTGGCGTTACAATCTGGTATGAAGAAACGCAATAAACTAATTAAATCATTGAAACTAATATAATGGCAACACCAATTGAATATGTAGAGAAACAATGGAAAAAGTGGTCAGAATCAAACACTACTTTTGAACACATTGATGAAGAAGCGATGAAAGAAGTCCTCATCAAGGACTTAACTTATGCTTCTCAAATGGATGTTCGTGAATATACTTTATACCAAAAGTGGTGTGAAGTCAAAGAGAGATATCCTGTTCACGAAGTTTCTACACTCTTTGGTAGTGAAGTTATGATGGTAGATCCTGAACAAAAGAAATTAATTGATAAAGTAAAATCTAATTTTTGGATGCCACAAGAGCCGGATGATTATGAGAAATTGAAACCTGTTATGGTTCTATCAAATGGTCCTGATGCCGAGAGATGGAATGCCATTCGTACCTTTTCTTCTACAATGAAGAATAATTCTAACATTGGTCGTAATCTATTTTATGTTTTGACTGATGAAGTTACTGGTAAATACCTTGGTGTTATCTGTATCTCCTCAGACTTCCTGGACTTGACTCCGAGAGATAATGCAATTGGATGGTCAAGAGATGTTAAGACACAACAGCACATGATTAATCATACTGCCATTGGTTCTACCATCGTTCCACTTCAACCACTTGGTTTTAATTACATGGGTGGCAAGTTGTTAGCTTTAATGTGTTTATCTGATACAGTTCAAAAAGATTGGAAAAGACAATATGGTGATACATTGGTGGGAGTTACTACTACTTCTCTTTATGGCAATACTAAGTCTGGCGGTCTATCTCAATATGATGGATTAGAACATTGGAACAAAATGGGTTTCTCAAGCGGTTCTGTGGCATTTGAACCTAGTAGAGCAACCAAGAAACTAGTGTTTGACTGGATTAAAGAAAATCATACTCGTAAATATTTTGAATGGTGGGAAGCCAAAAACACACAAGGACTTCCACTCAAACGTGACCACAAGAATCGTTCATTGAATTTTGCGTATTCTAAACTTGGCATACCAAAGCACTTAATTCGTACCGAACATCAACGTGGCATTTATTTTAGTCCACTCTATAATAATACCAATCAATTTCTGCGGAAAGAAATTACGGACGAGGCATTGGTAAAATCATTTGATACCAGCGAAGAAGCATTGGCAAATATTTGGAAAACTCGTTACGCCAAAGGTCGTATTCGGCAATTACAGAAAAAGGGCAATGTTTCATATGAAACTCTTTTCTATGATGATTTGATTGAATTATCGTGGGAAGATACCAAACAGCGTTATTTACCACAAGTTGGTCGATAAACGCTTGACAAACACACATACATAATGATATGATGTGAGAACTTGCTAACGCAAGGTTTATTTTTAACTTTACTATGGAGTATTACAATGAGCAATTTATCTGCTAAAGAAAAGATGTTGAACGCCTTACAACAACCTTCAGGTTACAACACCTTTACTGTCAAACAAGCACAACGCCGTTTCGGTATTACCAATGTTACAGCCCGTATTGATGAACTACGTCAAGAAGGCCATGTAATCTACACCAATAAAAAAGTTGTAGATGGTAAGAAAGTTGCTTTCTACCGTATGGGCAAACCAACCAAAGGTTTGGTTAAGGCAGCCCTCAAAGCTGGTTATAATTTAGCCGCTTAAGTTGTGAGTAGAGGGACTTAGGTCCCTCTTTTTATTTAATTATCGGAGCACAAATGGAAATTTCAATCAAAAAAGAAGAACTACAAACGAAAAAACTGTTTGTAGCTACACCGATGTATGGCGGCCAAAATCATGGTCTCTATATGAAAGCTTGTTTAGATTTACAAGGACTTTGTATGCAATACGGAGTCCAAATCAAATTCTCATTCTTGTTTAATGAGTCCTTAATTACCCGTGCAAGAAACTATCTTGCTGATGAATTCCTTGACCGTTCCGATTGCACACATATGTTGTTTATTGATTCTGATGTTAATTTCAATCCACAAGATGTAATCGCTTTACTGGCACTAGACAAAGATGTTATTGGTGGTCCTTATCCTAAGAAAGCAATCAAATGGCGTTCAGTTAAGAAAGCCGTAGAAAAGAATCCTGATATTGAACCACAACTACTTGAAAAAGTTGCTGGAGATTTCGTATTTAATCCAGTTAAAGGCACAGCACAATTTACTGTATCAGAACCTCTTGATGTATTAGAGATTGGTACTGGCTTCATGATGATTAAGCGTGAAGTGTTTGATAAGATGAAAGAAGCATATCCAGAAATCAAATACAAGCCAGACCATGTTGGTCAAGCAAACTTTGATGGCACTCGTTACATCCATGCTTATTTTGATACGGTTATTGATACAAAAGATTCTATTACTGGTGGTGGTTCAGACCGTTATCTTTCAGAAGATTATATGTTCTGCCAAATGTGGCGTAAAATCGGTGGCCAAATCTTTCTGTGTCCTTGGATGAGAACTGCTCATATTGGTACCTATCATTTCCAAGGAGATATGCCAGCAGTTGCTAATTATGTTGGAGAAATGTAATGTCACCGGAAGAATTAAAGATTAAAAATTGGTTGAATGCTAATTTTGATACCGATGCAGCAAGATTGGTTAGTGAGGCACCTTATCATCCAGGTTATGAAGATGTTGCTTCACAAGATATAGTTAAAGCATCACAAACGGCCACCACCGGTGGTCGTAAGTTTGATGGCGGTAAATTGCAATTTAGTTTATTGCCAACAAATGCACTCAAAGCAACAGTAGAAATTTTGACCTTTGGTGCAGAAAAATATGAACCTGATAATTGGAAAAAAGTACCAGATGCTAAGCGGAGATATTATGATGCACTACAGCGGCATCTTTGGGCTTGGAAGTCCGGTGAACAAAATGACCAAGAAACGGGTAAGAATCACTTGGCACACGCTATGTGCTGCTTGATGTTTTTGTATGAACATGATACAATTAATTTTTTTAATGATGGAGAAAGTGAATGAAGTTATCTAATGAAACACTAACGGTATTGAAGAATTTTGCCTCAATTAATCAAGGCATTCAATTCAAACAAGGCAAGAAAATTAAAACAATGTCCTCAGGCAAATCTGTTTTGGCTGAAGCAAATCTTAAAGACGAATTCCCACAAGACTTTTGTGTGTATGATTTGAACCAATTCTTGTTGGTATATAATCTCTTTAAAGATTCTCCTGAATTGGATTTTGATAATGTCAATATTTTATTTAAAAATGGCAAGCGTCAGACTAAGTATCGCATGACCGAGAAAAGTCAAATCGTAACCCCACCAGACCGTGAACTTAAATTGGATACGGCAGAATGTGAATTTACATTGAGTGCTGAAGATTACCATTGGATTATGGACACAGCCAAAGCCGTATCTTCACCAAATATTGCCGTAGAATCTGATGGCGAAACAATTTCTATTGTTACCTTTGATGCAAAAGATGATTCCGCTCACACCAATTCAATTGAAGTTGGTGAAGGAAACAGTAAATCATATAAGATTGTATTTAATACTGATAACATCAAAATGATTCCCGGTTCTTATAATGTTAGAATCTCATTTAAAGGTATTAGTCATTGGAAGAATACTAAAGAAGATTTACAATATTGGGTTGCTTTTGAAGCTAAAGACAGTAAGGCCGAGTAATGGATCCATTAATCATTGATGATTTTTTACCAAAAACATATCAAGATTCACTTGAAACAATGCTCACAGGTTCAGAATTTCCTTGGACCTTTAATTCATATTCTGTAAGTGGTTATCCAATAACTGATTATTACACAGATGCGCCAACAAAAGAACATATTCAATTTAGGCACATCTTTGTAGATAATAATGAAATTAAAAGTCCATTTCTAAAGTTTCTTGAACCTTTGATTGTTTCTTTTCAAAATCAAATGCAATCAAAGATTAAATATTCACAACGAATTAAAACAAATTTGTTGATGAAACAAGATGGTCCACACTTACAGGTGCCCCACATTGATGACACCGATTTTATCACTGGTGTGCCAAATCGTGTAGGTAAAAAAACTTTACTATATTATGTTAATGGTGGTGATGGTGACACCGTTCTATATAATGAATATTATGATGGAGAAACTTTAGGCCTTATCACAAGGCAACAAACAGTAACTCCAAAAAAAGGTCGTGCTGTTATATTTGATTCACACCAAATTCATTCAGGTTGTTGTCCGGCCGTATCGGATTATAGAATGATTATTAATTGTGTTTTTGAGATTTAATTATATTATGGGAGCAAGTTATGGAACAATTACTGTGGGTAGAGAAGTATCGGCCTAAAAAAGTAGAAGATTGTATTCTTCCTGAAGCAATCAAGGCCACGTTTCAAGAGTATGTCAATAGAAAAGAAATACCGAACTTATTATTATCCGGTACGGCAGGCGTTGGTAAAACTACCATTGCGAAAGCCCTCTGTGAGCAAGTTGGTTGTGACTATATTGTCATCAATGGCTCTGATGAGTCTGGCATTGATGTTCTTCGTAATAAAATTAAAAACTATGCTTCATCGGTTTCTCTCATGGGTGGCAGAAAGGTAGTAATTATTGATGAGGCAGATTATCTTAACCCTAACTCAACTCAACCAGCAATGCGTGGTGCAATTGAAGAATTTGCATCAAACTGTTCTTTCATATTCACCTGTAATTTCAAAAATCGTATCATTGATCCAATCCACTCTCGTTGCTCTGTGGTCGACTTTAAGGTCAACGGCTCTAAACAGAAAATGGCAGCAGACTTTTTTAAGCGTGTTGAATGGATATTGGAACAAGAGAACATTACTTATGACAAGAAAGTGGTGGCAGCAGTCATCACAAAACATTTTCCGGACAATCGCCGTGTTATTAATGAGCTTCAGCGATATTCGGTTTCTGGCACAATTGATAGCGGCATTCTTAGTAATATTGCTGATATTCAACTTGAATCTCTTGTCACATCATTAAAAGAAAAAGACTTTGCTTCTGTTCGCAAGTGGGTTACTAATAACCTAGACAACGATCCTGTAAAGATTTATCGTAAACTTTATGATACTCTTTATGAGGCACTCAAGGCCAACACGGTTCCGCAGTTAGTTCTCATACTCGCAAAATATCAATATCAGTCCGCTTTCGTAGCAGACCATGAAATTAATATGGTGGCCTGTTTGACAGAAATTATGGTGGATTGTTCCTTTAAGGATTAGATTGTTTTATAATATATCTGGATAGTCCTGTTTCTAACATAGCTTGTTTTATTGATGAATATTTTTTATTATTAACTATTACCGGTTTAGAAGTATCTCTTCCATTTATTTTACCCTTACGCATTTCTGACCATTTTAATTTTTGTTCTTTGCTATGATTTGGTATGTTTATTAAATTTTGTGACTTTCTGGTTATTGATATTTTTTGCTTTATTGATTTCGAAAATGTTCTTCCTTTTTGCCAATCAGTATAATTATCGATTTCCAAAATATCAATAAACTTGTTTTGTTTACCGTTGGTAATCCATATTCTATTTTGACCACTGGGAAAACCTGAATTATTTTTGTTTATAAAATCATTTCGCTTAGATGCATTTAGTTTAGTTAAAACTTTTTGTTCCCAACATCTTGCTTTATATGAATTTGTAAAAGTTCTTCTTATTTCAAAAAGAAAATCATTTTTTCCATATTTGTTTATTAATTCTCTAACATAATTAGATGAGGTAAAATAAGATTTCCATAGGTCGTTTGGATTACAATTTTTTGAGTATCTTACACCATAATAATATTGTCTTGTTGTCTTACAATATATAAGGTATGTGTATGGTATATTTTTCATTATGATGAGGTATTTTGTTATGTTATATATATTTAGTAATTTTAGTTTTTATATAGTTGATTGTGAGTTTAAGTAATGCCAGACCTATTCAAAGAAATCATACCATCAATCTTACAAACTAAAAAATCTCCGTTTAAAGATGAATATGATTATAAGGACTATGTGCCTTTCGTGGTCAATCGTGCCTTGTCATACCATTTAGATTGTATATCTTATGTTAACCAGTTAAACCTCACTCCTGGTATAGACAAGGATATGCAATACCAGTATCTTCTCAACACTATACGATCTATGAAACGAAAATTCCAACCGTGGCAGAAATCAGAGGTTGACAAAAATATAGAATGTGTAAAAGAATATTTTGGTTATTCCAATGAAAAGGCCAAAGAAGCATTACGAATTCTTACTACCGAACAAATAGAGGAAATAAAAAATATAGTGGAAAAGGGTGGAGTAAAGAAGTAAATTGTTATAAATACAATAATACTATTTACAAATACAATAATTATGAACTATCCTAAAACAGCTAAAGAAGCAAAAAAAATTCAATCACTTTTTTATTTTACCGAAAAACCTTGTAAACACGGACACCTGTCCAAAAGATACACCAGTAATGGTTGGTGTGCTGAGTGTTTATCTGAAAATCAAAAAAAATCAGGAAACGTTTATGCTAAAAAATCAAGAGAAAAAAATAAAGAAAAGAACAAATTAAAAGGTAGAGAAGAATATAGAAAACTAGGAAAAAATTACATATATCTTATGTGGTCAAGAGCCAAACAGAGAGCGCAACAAAAAAATATAGATTTTAATATAGAATTATCGGATATTGTTATTCCTAAGGTTTGTCCTGTATTGAAGGCTCCATTTGAAATTGCAACAACTGGTCGTGGACCTGGAGATTTTTCACCATCTCTGGATAGAATTATTCCTGAATTGGGATATGTCAAAGGAAACATTGAAGTAATATCATTCAAAGCTAATAGAATAAAATCTGATGCTGGGATTGAAGATGTTAAATCTGTTTTGGAATATATGGAAACCATTAAAACTAAATATAGTATTGATATCCATAATAATAAGAACAACGGAATGAACAAGTCATGATTTCAATTATCGATTTAGTTGAAGTTACATTGAATGAAAAAGATGATTTTCTCAAAGTGCGTGAAACTCTTACTCGTATCGGTGTAGCTTCCAAAAAAGACAGAATATTGTATCAATCTTGCCATATATTACATAAGCAAGGTAAATATTATGTGGTCCACTTCAAGGAATTATTTGCTTTAGATGGTAAACCAACGGACATTTCCGAGAATGATTTATCTCGTAGGAATGCCATTGCTAAATTACTCCAAGATTGGGGTTTAGTTAAAGTGGTAAATTTAAAACAAATTGAAGAACCAGCACCTATCTTCCTATCACAAATTAAGATACTTTCCCATAAGGAAAAAGATGATTGGGAACTGACTCCAAAATACCAAATAGGAAAAAAGAATTTCTCACACTAATTAATTTTATATTTACCATAAAATACTTGACAAATTAGTATAAATACTAGTATACTATATGTGCGGTGCTCATTTGAGGCCGCAGTTTTGACTAACTCGCTTAATTAAGGAGAAATCTATGACAAGCACAACTTTATCTTTATTCCCACAATGGGCTTCCCTCCACAAGACTTTGGATCCATTCACAGTTGGTTTTGATGATGTACTAGACCAAATTCGTGATGTAACAGAAACAGTCGCCAAAGTAACTCCTGGTTATCCTCCATATAATATCAAGCAAGTAAAAGACAACAAGTATGTCATTGAAATGGCAGTTGCTGGTTTTGCTAAAACTGATATTGAAGTTCTTTTAGAAGGTAACAAGTTAGTAATCAAAGGTTCTGTTGTTGATAGTTCCGATGATGTTGATAATTATATCTACAAAGGTATTGCTAACCGCAATTTCAATCGTGCCTTTACTCTTGCCGATAAGGTAGAAATTAAAGATGCCGAGATTGCAAATGGTATGCTTAAGGTCTGGTTGGAAAACATGGTCAAAGCACAGGATGCGGTAAAGAAAATTACTGTAAAATCTAAGGATGAATAATTGGTGGCCTGTTTCTGATGAAGAATGGGAACAATTAAACTATCCAAATGGTAGGTAATAAAGAGGGGTCTTGACAGACCCCTTTTTTTATGTTATAATTTATACTATGAAAAACTGGAATAAAACTCGACCTGGTTATACTGCTAGTAAACCAATCCTTAAAAAGGTTCGTTCTAAAACGAACTCCGATATCTATTATACCTACTCAAATTGGGCAACAAATGAGATTGATGGAATAACTTTTATTCCTGTGGTCAAAACTGTACCTGACGGAAGCACACAAGTAATTCATTATATGCGTAAAGATAATTTGGAGTATGTGAAATGAGTAAATTAATTGAACTTCAAACTTTAAGAAATCCAAAGTATTTGTTTGACCCAAAAAACAAAAATCATGTGAATATGTTAAAACGGTTTTTATCTGAATATAAATGGGGTTGTCCTTGTCCATTTCTATTAGAAGAACCTTACTTAGATATACCTGCCATGATGAAGGATAAGTATATCAAAAATCAGTTAGGTATATTATGATTAACTGGTTAAAATACTCAGGTATTAATATTACATTAAAATTAAATCCATTCCATTGGAGGATTAATTGTGAGATGTTTAAAACAAACGAAGCGTGGGAACAAGACGCTTTTATACTAGAACTTTTGCCAATCACTATTCGTGTTTGGTTTGACAACGGAGAGTGGTAATGCAAGGTTGGGGTAAACATTTAGTCATTGACGCCAAAGGCTGTTTTCCAGCCAAGGCTCAGGATCCAGAGTATATCAAGCATTTTACAAAAGAATTGGTAAGAATGATTGAGATGTTACCATATGGTGAACCACAATTGGTACACTTTGCGGATGAAACAGATTTAGCCGGCTGGACGGTTATACAATTAATTGAAACTTCCAGCATCATGGGGCACTTCCTAGACCATAACGGAGACCTCTACCTTGATGTCTTTAGTTGTAAAGACTTTGAGGAACAAAGAGTTATAGATACATTAGAGCATTTCTTTTCACCTGATGAGATTAAATCTCAGGTATTGATAAGGGATGCTAGGTCATAAATAAGCGTAGGTGAGCAGGTACAGAGCGATACAATTATTGGGTCAATTTACTAAGGAGAGACCTAATGAAGTTAAGTATAGTTGGTTGTCCCGATAAAAAGCGCTTTAGACCGTATGTGAAGCGGGCTGCTCAATTTTACGCAAAAGAATTGATATCTGAAAAAATGTTGGAAAACATCTTTGTTCGGATAAAATTTACTAAAGACATACCTGCTTATGGTTATGCTTCAGTAGAAGAATATAATAATAGCGGTAAGCCAAGAGAATTTGAAATTGAATTACATTCTGGCATTGGTGGTTATGACATTCTCAAAACATTGGCTCATGAAATGGTTCATATTAAACAATATGTTTATGGTGAAACCAACGAAAGATTAACTCGTTGGAAAGGTGAAAGAGTTGATTCTGATACAATTGATTATTGGGTTCAACCTTGGGAAATAGAAGCACACGGATATGAAGCCGGCCTATTTACCAAATTTGCTATTAAAGAAAAACTTTGGAATGTATTTAAAGGTGTTCAAAATCCAGATTCAGATATTGAAATAGAACCATTAGGATGGAAAGAAGATGACACGCAAGGATACTTTGAACAAGACCTACGGGAACATTCCTAAAGAGGTAAGTTTTTCCTTTGACATCATGGATTGTCTACCCACATTTCGTGGAATAAAATACTGGTATATTTTAGTAAAAAGATACATTACTCGTTGACAAATAAATAAATTTGTGTTATAGTATTACATATGCGGTCGGGGTATAGAACCAGATTAGGTGTCCAACTTAATCACTTGGTGCAAATCCAAGCCACCGCTCCAGTTTTTGCGGGATTAGTTTAGTGGTAAAACTAAAGGTTTCCAACCTTTCGTCATTGGTTCAATTCCAATATTCCGCTCCATTATTGAGAATGTGTGCAAAAGAGTAAGCAATCCTAACTGTTAGGGAAGAACATCATCCTGGTAGTAATCTTCAGGTATCTGAAACGCTGTATGCTGACACAGCAAGACGAACACAGGAGAGACCTATAATACCGAAATAATCCCGTAAGGGGTCGGTTGAATTATCTTAAACACAAAACAGTATTCTCAATAATAGATATTCCGGAGTAGCTCAGTTGGTAGAGCGCAAAACTGTTAATTTTGATGTCCTTGGTTCGACCCCAAGCTCTGGAGCCAGTAATATGGAGAATGAGAAGCATTGGTGACTTCAGCAGACTGTAAATCTGTCGCCTCAGGCATACTTGGTTCGACTCCAAGATTCTCCACCAAGTCCGACCTTGTGTGCGTAGCAAAGTCCGAATGAGAAAGTTCGGTGGCTCAGGGGGTAGAAAACCGCACAGCTTGCCCCTTTAGCTCATCTGGTGGAGCAACTGATTTGTAATCAGTAGGTGGTCTGTTCGAGTCGGACAAGGGGCACCATCAATTTTTTTTATAACGCTCATTAAAATATATCATATATCAGATAACAAAAATTTATTGATTTGAGAAATATATAAGTTTTTAACTATGGAGTAAATTATGTCTAATACATTACAAAACCTTGAGAGTGCATTGGCTGGCGAATCAATGGCTCATATCAAGTACCGTTATTTCGCCAAGATTGCTCGTGAAGAAGGCTTTGAAGAAGTAGCAAAGCATTTTGAACACACAGCCGACCAAGAAATTCTACACGCTTGGGGTCATCTAGAATTACTCATCGGTAAACCATCTACAAAAGAATGTTTGGAAAAAGCCATTGAAGGTGAAACATATGAGTTTACCACAATGTATCCACAATTTAGAAATCAGGCATTTGGTGAAGGTCTATCTCTTGCAAGTAAAGAATTTACTGAGCAGATTGAAGAATCTAAAGAACACGCTGAGCAATTCAAAGCAGTTCTCGCTAAAGCAGAAAAAAGATTTGCTGCTTTGGCTAAAGTAGAAGAACGTCATGCTAATGCTTATAAAACTGTATTGGAGAAACTATAATGAGTAAAGAAGTAATCCACAATATCTATCTACAGATTACAGGTCGAGCCGAAGGTATAACAATGGCTGGGGGAAGAGCAGATTTTCCTGTTATGTTTGCTGAAGCTATTCTTGAATATGCAAAAAATATGGAGAATCTATAATGGAAAATCAACAACATATTTGTGTAGTTTGTGGTCATGTCCATAATGAAGAAGTAGAAGGTAAATGGGAAGATTTACCTGAAGATTTTGAATGTCCAGATTGTGGTGTGGGTAAAGAAGATTACTACATTCTTTGATATATAAGTTATAGCGGAGTAGCTCAGGAGTAGAGCGCCGGACTCATAATCCGGAGGGCATTGGTGCGATTCCATTCTCCGCAACCAACAAGGAGATATTATGAGTGTGATTAAATCTAATACTAAAAGAGTTCCTAATGTGCCTGAAATTAAAAATAAAGGTGCGGTCAAACCAGTTCAACCTAAACCAGCATTAAAAGTAAAACCTAATATCATGCGAAAGGCAGGTAGAGGAAGATGACACAACCTTTGGAAAAAGGTGGTGTTCCACCAATTGAAATTTACACCATTGTCAAACCTGATCCGGTTAAAGAACAAGATTCAAAGAATGAAGATGATGAGTTCCGCCGTATAGAACGGGAACAAGAACAAAGACAAAAAGTAAAAGAACCTAGCCCTGCGATTTGGCCATGATTTCCATGTAATTAATTAATATTACACAAGTCATGATAATCGTGAATACTAGTAATGGCAACTTATTCATAATAACCTCAGTTAATTTATAATATATAGTTTTCTTTATTTTTGTGCAGAAGTTGTTTGTTTCGTATTTTGTTTTGTTGAATCAGATTCTAATACCATTAGAGTAAGCAATAGAATCAGTATTCCTATGAATACTGTTGGTTGCATTGATTTCTTCATTTATACAGTTTAAAGAAGTATGTAATTAATGCCGCAACTGTCATACACCACCAGAACAATTCCTGGACTTTGTGTCGGTCAGCATCCATTAATTCTTCTTCTTGTTCCTTTTCTTTTCTTAGTTTTAGCTTCAAAGCCCCTATTTCATTCCATGCTTGATTACCATATTTTGCCATGGCTTGTGCTTTGATTCTTGCTACTTCTTTTTCGTGAGATTTTTGCTTTTCGTAAGCTTCAAAAGCTTTAAATTCTTCAATTGATTGTTCGTATGCTTTTCGAGCGGCAGCTTCCATACGTTTTTTGTGTTGGTCTCGGACAGCATTTTCCATAGCGGCTTGTTGGTCACCAACAATACCACCTAAGTCTTTGCTCATTTGATTGGCGCCTTTAAGCACATTCACGCCACCAGATAATGGATCTAACATTAAAATATACCGTTATTTGATTGACAATAGGGACAAAAAATAGTATAATTAATGTTCAAATCATTGTTTATATTTATAACAGAAAGGTAATTATGGACATTCAAATCTTAAAATTGGTTACGGGGGAAGAGGTTTTATCTGAAGTAGAATCTGTGGATGACACTCATTATATTTTAGTAAATCCAGTTGGTATTGCCATGGTTCGTGGTAAAGACGGTCAACCTAGCGTAGGCCTTGCTCCGTTTCCACTTCATGCTGAACAAAAACCAGATGCTACTATTGCCATACCTAAGCGTAGTGTAGTATACTCTTATGTTCCAGCACAAGATTTTGTTAATAATTACAATCAAATTTTTGGTTCTGGTATTGTAGTTCCTCCAACAAAACAAATCATTACAGGTTAAATTGAATTTCTATACTAATGTGCAGTCTTTCGGTAATAACATACTTTATCGAGGCATTCAAAACGGAAAAAGAGTAAGAGAGAAGATTGAGTATTCTCCTTCTCTCTACATTCCATCTAAAAAAATCACCAATTTTACTTCATTAGAAGGTGATTATCTTGACCAGAAAATCTTTGGTCGAATCAATGATGCACGTGATTATATTAAGCAATTTAATGGCGTGTCTAACGGTCCTAAGATTTATGGACAAACTCGATTTGAATATGCTTTTATTGCTGACCAGCATACAGGTATGGTTGATTATGACTTTGATAAAATTCAAATTGCAGTAGTTGATATTGAGGTTGGTTCAGAGAATGGATTTCCTGATCCTTATAAAGCAAATGAACCTATCACAGCAATCTGTGTGAAGTTTATGAACTTTGGTAAATCGGCATTTGTATTTGCTTGTGGTGATTATGAAGTGCAAGGTGAAGAAGTATATGTGAAATGTAAAGATGAATATTCTCTTTGCAAACAATTCATGGCATTTTGGAAAGATAACTATCCTGATATTCTGACTGGTTGGAATACAAAGTTCTTTGATGAACCATATTTGATTAATCGTTTTCGTAAAATTCTTGGTGAAGATGAAGCCAAGAAATTATCACCATGGAATTATATTGGTGAACGAAAGACAGTCATCAATGGTCGTGAGATGATTGCCTATAATATTATGGGTGTTGAATCACTTGATTATATTGAACTATACAAATGGTATGCTCCTGGTGGAAAGTCACAAGAGAGTTATCGTTTAGATGCTATTGCCAATGTTGAACTCGGTGAAGGCAAAATCTCTTATGATGAATATGATAATCTACATTCTCTTTATCGTTTGAACTTTCAAAAGTTTATTGAGTATAATATCAAAGACGTTGAATTGATTTTTAAACTAGAAGAAAAGTTGAAACTGCTCGAACTGGCAGTAACTTTGGCATATGATACCAAGACAAACTTTGAAGATGTATTTGCTCAAACTCGTATGTGGGATTCATTGACTTATGCTTATCTGTTTGAGAAAGGCATTATTGTTCCACCAAAAGTGATTAAATCAAAAGATGGAATGTTTGAAGGCGCATATGTTAAAGAAGTGCAAGTTGGTATGCACCATTATGTTGCCAGCTTTGACCTAAATTCACTTTACCCCCACCTCATGATGCAATTCAATATAAGTCCTGAAACATTGATTGAACCAGAAAACTATACAGATGAAATGCGTGAGATTCTTTCCAATGGTGTTTCTGTTGATAAACTATTGAGCAAATCGGTAGACACATCTAAACTCAAAGGTGCAACAATAACTCCCAACGGTCAATTCTTTCGTACCGACATTCAAGGTTTCTTACCAAGAATGATGGAAGAAATGTATACTGACCGAAAAAAGTTTAAAAAATTGATGCTTCAAGCAAAACAGGAATATGAAAATGAAACTGATGAATCCAAAAAATATGAAATTGAAAAACGAATTGCCAAATACAATAACATCCAACTCGCCAAGAAAGTTGGTCTTAATTCTGCTTATGGCGCTCTCGGTTCTCAATATTTCCGTTTTTATGATTTACGTATGGCCCTTGGTGTTACTACTTCTGGACAATTAAGTATTCGTTGGATTGAAGCAAAGCTTAACAATTGGATGAACAAATTATTAAAAAGTGAGAAAGATTATGTTATTGCATCAGATACAGATTCGATTTATCTCAACCTTGGTCCATTGGTTGATAGCATTGTTAAAACACCAACTGAAACTTCAAAAGTTATCTCCATCATGGACCGTATATGTGAGGATAAAATTCAACCTTTTATTGACAAGAGTTATAAAGAGTTGGCAGACTATGTGTGTGCGTATTCTCAAAAAATGGAAATGAAACGTGAAGGATTGTCAGATAAAGGAATCTGGACTGCCAAGAAGCGTTACATTCTCAATGTGTATAATAATGAAGGAGTTCAATACAAAGAACCGCAACTCAAAGTGATGGGTTTAGAGATGGTCAAATCTTCCACCCCATCGGTCATTCGTGAGAAGATGAAAGAACTTATTAAACTCATGGTAAATGGCACAGAAGAAGATGTGCAAAAATTTATTGCTGATTTTAGAAAAGAGTTTAAAGGACTGCCTCCAGAAGAAATCTCCTCACCTAGAGGTTGTAACGGATTATCTAAATATACTAGCACATTGTCGTTATATGAGAAAGGCACACCAATTCATGTTAAAGGTGCCATTCTCTATAATCACTATCTAAAAGAAAAAGGTTTAACCAAGAAATACCCACTCATTCAAGAAGGCGAGAAACTGAAGTATAGTTATCTCAAAATGCCAAATCCTTTTAAAGATACTGTGATATCTTTCCCCAATAGTTTACCCAAAGAATTTGGCCTACATGATTATATTGATTACGATGTTCAATTTGAAAAGGCATTTATTGAACCGATTAAAGTTATTTTAGATTGCATGAAGTGGACAACAGAAAAAACTAGCACACTAGAAGGATTTTTCTCATGATATACTTAACATTACTATGCGCATTAGCACTATCAGGTATTGCAGCATATTATTCAGTCATTGGATTGGCTGCAATCTTTACCGGCGCATTTTGGCCAATCGTCTTTATGGGTTCAGTTCTTGAAGCCAGTAAACTGGTTACTACATCATGGTTATATCGTAATTGGAAGAACTGTCCCTTTTTATTAAAGTCATATTTGACAACTGCTGTTGTTATTTTGATGCTCATTACTTCAATGGGTATTTTCGGTTATCTTTCTAAAGCACATATTGATTCTACACTTGATGCTGGTGCCAATATGGTAGAAGTAAAAACTCTTAATCAGCAAGAGAAGATTGCCAAAGAAAGGTTGGATTATTTACTTGCTCGTGCCAAGGATCCATCAACGGCAAGTAATCGTTTAGATAAACAGATTCAAGATACCCAAAAAGAACTGAATGAGATTAGTAAGAAGAAATTACCATTACTAAAAGAATCCAATAAACTTGTGGCAGAAGTAGGACCTATCAAGTATGTTGGTGATATGATTTATGGTACAGATGATGATAATGCCATTGATAAAGCAGTAAGATTGGTAATCATGTTAATTATGGTTGTATTTGACCCGCTAGCTGTGTTATTATTGATAGCAGCAAATATGAGTATGAAACAAAAAGAAGGTACTCCTATTGTTAAACACGGTGAAATTGTTGGATTAACTCCAAGTGATATTCCGGTATTTGTACCAAAAAAAGAACCTGAAACACCTAAGCCTGAAGAAGATGATAAGGTTAAAGTTGATAAGGAAAATATTGCCGAGATTGAAGAAGAACCGGTAGAACCAATTAAGATACCTGAGCCTGTTGATCCATTTACAGGTCAAACTATTAAGAGAGTTGAAGTGCATGGTCCTGGAATTTATTCAGAACACCATGAAGTGGTTGAAGAACCACCTAAAAAAAAACTAGAACCTAAGTATGATTATAATGCTGAATTTGCTTTTAAAGAAAAGAATGTAGATGGCGGTGACTTTTAAAGGATGAAACATGAGTATATTAGATAAAATTAAAAAGAATAGCACAATTAAAGATTCGGCTATTCTATCCAAATCAAAGTTTTTTACTGATAAGGATATGATTCCCACTTCTGTGCCAATTATCAATGTGGCATTGAGTGGTAAATTAGATGGTGGCTTAACACCAGGTCTTACAATGTGGGCAGGTCCATCAAAACACTTTAAGACTGCTTTCTCACTTTTGATGGCCAAATCTTACTTGGACAAATATCCTGATGCAGCACTACTATTCTATGATTCGGAATTCGGCACACCGCAATCCTACTTCGACTCTTTTGGTATTGATACTAATCGTGTTCTTCATACTCCTATTACCGATATTGAAAAATTAAAAATTGATATCATGCAACAAATGAATGAAGTTGAACGAGGTGACCATTTAATTATTGTTGTTGATTCGATTGGTAATTTGGCATCAATCAAAGAAGTTAATGATGCTTTAGAGGGCAAAACTGTTGGTGATATGTCAAGAGCAAAAGCCGTTAAATCATTATTCAGAATGGTGACACCACATCTATCACTCAAAGATATTCCAATGATTGTAGTGAATCACACTTACATGGAAATTGGAATGTTCCCTAAAGCAATCGTTGGCGGTGGCACAGGTTCATATTACTCGGCTGATAATATCTTTATCATTGGCCGTCAGCAAGAAAAAGAAGGTACAGAAGTTGTTGGATATAACTTCATTATTAACGTGGAGAAATCAAGATATGTTAAAGAAAAGTCTAAAATTCCTGTTACAGTTCGTCATGATGGTGGTATTAGTCGTTGGAGTGGACTACTTGATATTGCTTTGGATTCAGGCCATGTTGTTAAGCCATCTAATGGGTGGTACAGTAAGGTGGATTCAGATGGCGTTATAGAAGATAAGAAATATCGCATTAAAGAAACCGATACCTCAGAATTCTGGTTACCAATTCTAAAACAAAAATCTTTTCAAAAGTATGTTCAAGATACCTATCAAATTTCCACTAGTGGTATCATGCAAGAAGATGTTGACCAAGCATTTGAATTGGAGACAACTAACGGAGTAGAAGATGATTGAAGGTGTTGATTACTGTTATATCTACCCCAAAGAAGATGCTCAAGGAGTTCATATTAAATTTCTTGAGGGGCCTTACAAAGGTACCATTTACAAGTATGGTAAGGTAAAGTTTGAAGAAAAAGGTGAGCAAATCCATTTACTTTTTGGTTATGATGTGATAGAATCCGATGTAATGAAGCCAAGAAAATTGGAAAAAGATGAAGCATTTAAAAACTATATTGGTGACTTGCTCGTTGAGCTTATGTCATCTAACATTGAGCAGGAAATAATTGATGAAACTGGAACAAGCGATAATCAAATCATTGATATTCAATGAGGAGTATCTAAGAAAAGTATTACCGTTTTTAAAATCTGATTATTTTTCGGACAGAACCGAAAGAACATTATTCAATGAAATTACATCATTCACGGAAACTTACAATTCTCCGCCATCGGTTGAAGCAATTAGTATTGCCGTCAAAGAAAAGAGTAATCTTACATCTGAAGAAGTTGAGGGATGTGAATCGTATCTCAAAGAAATTGAAACTCATAGCAAAGAACAAACCGAGGTTCAATGGCTTGTTGACAAGACCGAAAAGTTTTGCCAAGAGAAGGCCATTTACAATGGTGTATTACGGGCTATTTCAATTCTCGATGGTAAAGACAAAAGCCATGACAAAGGTGCGATTCCCTCTATACTATCGGACGCCTTGGCCGTTTCATTTGATACGACCGTAGGACATGACTATCTTGAAAACTCTGATGCTCGCTTTGATTTCTACCATAGAAAAGAAGAGCGGATTCCTTTTGACCTCGAATACTTCAACAAGATTACAAAAGGGGGTCTACCAGCTAAAACTCTCAATATTGCTCTTGCAGGTACGGGTGTTGGTAAATCTTTGTTCATGTGCCATGTGGCAGCAGGCGCTATGGTGCAAGGTAAGAACGCATTATACATCACTCTTGAAATGGCTGAAGAAAAAATTGCCGAAAGAATAGATGCAAACTTATTGAATGTAACTCTTGATGACTTGATGGACTTACCAAAAGATATGTATGATAAGAAAGTTGCCAAAGTCCGTGAAAAAACATATGGCAAATTAATCATCAAAGAATATCCAACCGCATCTGCTTCTGTTTCACACTTTAGGACATTATTAAATGAACTTAATCTTAAACGTAGTTTTGTACCTGATATTATCTTTGTTGATTATCTTAATATCTGTTGTTCTTCCCGTATTAAGGCTGGTGCGAATATTAACTCCTACACTTATGTCAAGAGCATTGCTGAAGAGCTTAGAGGATTGGCGGTTGAGTATAATGTTCCTATTGTATCTGCAACTCAAACTACCAGAAGCGGATTTACGAGCAGTGATCCAGGACTTGAAGATACGAGTGAAAGCTTCGGACTTCCCGCCACAGCAGACTTGATGTTTGCTTTGATTTCTTCTGAAGATTTAGAAGAACTTGGCCAAATGATGGTAAAACAATTAAAGAATCGTTACAATGATCCAACACACTATAAGAGATTCACGATTGGTGTTGACCGTGCAAAGATGAGATTGTATGATGTTGAACAATCGGCTCAACAAGGTATTGCTGATGCTGGTAAAGCACCAATTGGAGCATTTAACAAAATTCAACCTAGTAAGAAATTTGAAGGTTTCAAAATATGATACTTGAAAGAGCTGATGCTCTCCATGTAGCAAAGTCATTTCACGATTACTTTAGTAATATTGGAACTACTGAAGAATATATGAGAGATGAAAAAATAAAATCACTATCAAACATACCACAATCATTGTTTCCTATTGAAGATGATTTGTTTTCGGATTTCTCAATACATCCAAAAGATATGGACATTGAAGTTTGTGAAATACCTAACGATACTTGGGAAACATTACTTTCTATTACGAGTTCTCACATTAATAAAGCACCAGTTGGTAAGAATATTAAACTTGCCGTTAAAGAACGTAACTCAGGAAAAATTCTAGGATTCATTCGTTTAGGTTCACCAGTAATCTATATGAAACCTCGTAATGACTACCTAGGACAAGTTTGGATTCAAAATGAAGATACTGCCAAAAGGTTTAATGCTTCTTGTGCCATGGGTTTTGCAATTGTGCCATCTCAGCCATTTGGATTTAATTATCTTGGTGGTAAACTTTTGGCTGCCATTTGTACCAGTCATACCGTAAGAGAATACTGTAATAAAAAATATGGTATGAATTTATGTCTATTTGAAACTACCAGTTTATATGGTAGCACTAAAACGGTATCACAATATGATGGTATGAAACCTTACATTCGTTTTCAAGGTCTCACCGAATCTGATATTGTACCAATGATGCACGGTGAACGATATACAGATTTAAAAAATTATGTGGAAAGTAAAGTAGGAAATTTGTTAGGAGAAGATACATCAAATACTAGCGTAAAGTTAAGAACTTTTACCAAAATGATTGCTCTTACTAAAGCTGCTCTTAAAGGAAGTTCTGAAGGAGAGGCATTCTCTTTAACGATTGAGAACGCTAAAAAGTTGACAGAGAAGAAAAGATATTATACTTCTGATTACGGATTCAAAAATACAGTAGATTACATGAACTGTAAAACTGATACCTTAATTCCTGGTGAGAATTATCATAAACACGAATTGTCTAACATTATTGAATGGTGGCGGAGTAAGGCTATAAATAGATACGAAACCCTTAAATCTGAGGGTAGATTAAGAACAGAACTTGAAATCTGGACCTCAGGAAAAGACATTCAAATTATTAGGTGATACATGGCAACTAAAACCTCACTAGCAGAATCTTCACAGGCTTTCTTTTGTGCATTAGGAGATTACGCACTTATTAAAAAAGGTGAAGCAACTTTAAAAGATATTTTTGATTTGGAAAATTATAAAAATTTTACAGGTTTTACTAACCATTGGGTGGAATTGTTTCCAAATAAACAAGATGATCCGCAAATCATTTATGAAAAATTTACTGCTACAGGTATATCAACAAATTTACCTTATAATGAAATTTTTACCTTTTTAACAGAGAACAAAGATTGGTATACTTCTTCAGTTAAAATTGCAGATAAGTTTATTAAAGATATTAATAAAATTCCCCAATTAAAAAACTTTACAGCACCATCAACACTAACATCAACAGCTTGGTATTACCGTGGAGATAGTGAAGTTATGGGTAATATTTCAAAGTTATTTTCAATAGCTAATAAAAATGATGGAAACATATTCGGAGATTTAAACAAATGGTCTCCTGCCGACATTTATTATGCTAAAGAGGTGGCCAAAAAAGCTATTCAAACTCAATATGATTATTATAAAGTAAAAGCAAACATAAAAAGCTTTCACTTTGTTAATCTAAACGAATTAATTAATGGTCTAATTAAATCTGGAGATTTATTGCCAATTTCTTTAAAGAAACAAACAAAAACTGTAAATATATACCCTATCAATTTTAATAAACAAGAAGAAGCTAAAGAACTTTTAAAGCTTGAATTTAAAAAATTAAGACAACCTTGGAAAAAATCAACTGTTAAAAATCCACAAACTAGGGATATTCAACTTCAAATAACGGATAATCCTAAAGATTATATTCAAATAAGACATGATGCATCTAACGGCGAAAAAAGTGATGGTTTTAAATCTGAAATATTTTCTGGCACTCAAGCTAAAGGTGGAGGTATTGCTTCTTTGAGAATATTTGTTGATGTTTTTTCTAAGATTGATTCGGCTCAAGCTGAAATTTTTAGAAAAGCTTGGGATACAGGTTCAAAAAAATATCAAAAAATTATGGAACCGAAGCGAGAAAAATTAGAAAAAGATTTAAAACGTGCTAAATCTGAAGCTGCAAAGAAAATAATAAAAAAAGATTACGATGATGATAGAAGTTTACAAAGTGCTTTAAATGTTACAAACAATGTTTTTCCTGATTTTATTGCTTGGATTCAAGCAAATAACCAGAGTCCAGATGAAATAAAAGGAAAAGGAAAAACAACAATAATCATTTTTAAATCGGACTCTTTTGTTCAAGAAATGTATAGATATATTGCATCAATGTCACCAGATTCGGGTGAATTTGTTATTTTGAAATGAGATAAATTATGTCACTTATTGATTTTGACAAACTAGCAGCACAATACGCAGACGATAATGACTTTGGCTTCTCCGCAGTATCCGAAGAAGAATACAATTCGGTCATCAATACTACCACAAAGACAGCAGAAGATTATAAGGCACGTCTTGCCGAAGTGGAGAAAATTGTGATACCATTCCTCACTAAGTTACATCAGACCGGGGACAAAGAATACATATATTGGCCTAATAGAACACCTATTATAGAGAAACAAATAGAGAGAATTTTAAAACTGACAAGAGATTAATTATGACCGCAACTGTGATTATACCAACTACTGGTGCAGCGCCAGTACACGAAGCAATTAAATCTGTATTAAATCAAACCTATGAAACAAAGTGTTATATTGTTTGTGATGGACCTGAATTTGTTTATGCTGTAAAGAATCACATTAAACAATTCGAGAAACATTCAAATTATAAAAATATTATATTGTGTAGTTTACCCATCAATGTCGGTGCCAAAGGATTCTATGGTCATCGTGTCTACGCAGCATTTACTCATCTAGTTGATACTGAATATGTGATGTATCTCGACCAAGATAATTGGTTGGCGGATCGCCATGTTCAACTTTGTGTTGAAACAATTGAAAGACGAAATCTTGACTGGTGCTATTCATTAAGACAAATTCACGATAAGTCTGGTAAATTTGTTTGCTTTGATGATTGTGAATCGTTAGGCAAATGGCAAAGCTATCACGGAATACATCATATAGATACTAATAGTTACTGTGTTAAAACTTCAGTAGCAATTAGAATAGCAAGTGCATGGCATGGTGGTTGGGGTCAAGATAGAGTATTCTTACAAGCAGTAACACAACATTTCCCTAAATGGGATTGCACAAATGAATACACGGCACATTATCGTGTAGATGGTGGTAAAGGTTCAGTCAATGCTGATTTCTTTATCAATGGTAATGAAGTAATGATGAAAAAATATGATGGGAAATATCCATGGCGGGAAAAGAATCTGATGTAGTAATTGGTTTTATTACAGGTTACAAATTTTCAAAAATTGCACCATGGGTTCATTCTTTAATCCGTTCAGGATTCTCTGGTCAAAAATGGTTAATTTGTTATAATATTGAAAAACCATTAATTCACTATTTGGAAAGCCTAGATTTCAAAGTAGTTGATATTCAAATGAAAGAACAATTTAATATTGTTAATATTCGTTTCTTACACATTTGGCAAATTCTCAAACAACTTCCAGAAAAACCTCGTTACATCATTAACACCGATGTGGCTGATGTTGTGTTTCAAAAAGACCCATCTATTTGGTTAGAAGAAAACATTGGTGACAAGAAGATTGTTGCTGCAGGCGAATCACTATTATATAAAGATGAAGATTGGGGTATTCACAATATGTACCGTTCTTTTGGTCCTATTGCTGCTGACCACATGAAAGATATTCCTATTCACAATGCAGGTGTTACTGCTGGTGTGTTTGAAGATTATATTGACTTGTGTTATAATGTTTGGTTGTTGTGTCAAGGTGCACCGATGTATGTTGAAGGTGGTGGCGGACCTGACCAAGCAGCTTTGAATCTATTGCTCTCACTTAAACCATATAAAGATATCACCAAGTTTGTTAATCATGATGAACCATGGGCTTGCCAATGTGGTACAACAGTAGACTTGAGAAAGATTTACCAATTCAGACCTAAGTTATTGAGTCCTGAACCCACATTTGATGGCGAGTTCGTTTATACATCTACTGGTGAAAAGTATTCTATTGTTCACCAATACAATCGTATTCCAGAATGGAAAGAAAAGTTAGAGAAAAAATATGAGTGATATTACTATTGTAACGGCATTCTTTGATTTGGGTAGAGGCAGTTTACCTAAAGAAGTCAAAGGTCGTGTGTTACCACATCATCAGCATAGAACTACTGATACCTATTTTGAATTCTTTAGAAAACAAGCTAAAATTCAAAATGATATGGTAGTTTATACCACCGAAGATTGCGCAGAGAAAATACACAATATTAGGAAAGAATTTGGTTTAGAGAATAGAACTAAGATTGTCGTAATGCCATCGTATCTACCTGATGAACTAAAAGAATATAAAGGATTGATTGAAAAAATACAAGCATCTCCAGAATATTATGGCAAAGTAACTAATCCACAATTAATTGAATATTGGCACGCTGATTATGTGTTAGTTAATATTTTCAAAGCCTTCTATGTTACTCATGCAATTAATTCAGGACTAGTTAAGACAGATTTAACTGCTTGGATTGATTTTGGTTATTGCAGAACAGACACAACAGTACCACCAATTAATAAATGGGAATATGATTTTGATAAAGAGAAGATTCATTTATTCAATATTAGAACAATTGAACCTGATAGACCGATTGATTCCATCATCTACACAGGTGATGTTTATATTATGGGTTGTCATATTGTTGCTGGCACCAAGAAGTGGGAATACTTTAGAGGATTGGTTTTAGGTTGTTTGAATAAATTGATAGAACACAACCTTATTGATGATGACCAAACTCTCCTGTTAATGTCCTATTTAACTAATCCTGCTGAATTTGAATTACATTATGTTGACCCATCAGACTGGTTTATTATCTTTAAGAAATTTAACTCATGCTTACAGTAGTATCTCCTCGTATACACAATTTGGGGGACTTTGCTAATTGTTTACCTACATTATCAGGTTTACATAAAGCAACAGGAGAACAAATACATTTCATTATTTGTGATAGGTTACAACAATTTAAAGGTATTAAACAATTGTTGTCATCACAAGAGATGTTCAGTAAAGTGCAATTTGTTTATGAGAATCCTAATGTTTCAAATTATATTTTAATTGATGATACCGGTTCAGATGAAAATCCTGGAAATAGTCCGTTATCAACAGTTCGTTATGCTAATTTTATAAAACAAAACTATAAAATTCAATTTGATATTGATGAAGATTTTGAATTAAGAGTACCAAAAAATGTGGTAGTAGACACAAGCAAAGAGATTGTTGTAGGTGATAGATGGTCATTACAGATAGCAAAAGAGTTGGATACTAGAAGATATTCCAACATGATTGAATCTTCTGGTATTTTGGAAGATAGACCTACGTATTATCTTGACTATACGCATGATTTAGTGTATAATTGTAATATTATCAAACAAAATACCAAACCATTTATTACCACGTTTACGGGTATTGGTATTATTGCCGACTTAATGAAGAAAGATTCTTATATATTATGGGGTGAAGATAATAGAAATTGGGATAATAAACCAATTGAATATTCCTTTCAACGCCATTATTTTAAGAATAGGAATGCTAAACTAGTTTACCTTAATGACTTTGATGTGAATACTTTATGAACACAATACAATATAAAAACAAATCTTATCCAAAATTTCAAGATGAGGGTAACGCATCACAGTTTGCTATTCCTTTTGCCAAACACTTCTGTAATGGCACAGGTTACGATATTGGATGCAATAGGGTAGCTTGGGCTTTTCCTGATTCCATTCCAATTGACTTGAATTTTGATAATGAATGGGAAGCATATCATCTTCCTGAAGAACCAGTTGATTACATTTATTCCAGCCATTGTTTAGAACATCTTCCTGATTGGGTGAAAGCACTTGATTATTGGACATCTAAATTAAAGAATCACGGAACACTATTTCTATATCTTCCACATTATCACCAAGAATATTGGCGTCCATGGAATAATCGTAAACACATTCACATCTTTACACCAGAAATCATTAAAGATTATATGACTGACCGTGGTTATATTAATATCTTTGCTTCTGACCGTGACTTAAATGATTCATTTATGATTGTTGGTGAGAAAATTGCTTAATATCATTTATCGTCTGTGCGAAGCCGAAGCTGATGGAAATATAAGAGATATTCGTCCACGTTGGTATAGTAAACAGAAATGTTTAAAATCTTTTCTTGATGCTGTAGAATTTGCTGGTAATGAAGTTAGTCAAGTAATATTTCTTCATGATGGTGATGGCCAAATTTTACTTAATGAGATACCAGACAAATATGAAATTCGTAAAACTTTTGTTAAAAGTAATCTTGGCAGTTTAAATGAAACATTTGATATTGCTGATGAGATTGGTGGTAGCATCTATTTTGTAGAAGATGACTATCTACATAAACCAGAATCTATATTAGAAATTGCAAAGGCATTACCTGAATTGAAACTAGTTACTGGTTACGACCACTCTGAAAAACATACTCGCAGATATCATAACGAATATAGTTTTGATACTATAAAGAGAACATCAGGTATTTGGGAAACTGCTGAATTTGCTTGTTGCACATATGCAGTTGACGAATCAATATATAAAACTATTGCTCCTACAATAAGAAAAATTGGATTGTGGGATATTAAATTATTTGAAACATTAGCTCGTATGGGTTATTCTTTGTGGACACCAAATCCTGGTTTGACCACACAAGTTGATAGTTATATGTCGCCTGGAGTTGATTGGGAAGAATTTAATAAAAATGTCTAATTTAGTTTTAGGTACCTCGATTGGTTATAATGCCGAGCAATTAGAACCTTTTGCAAAATCATTACGCAAGTATTATGACGGCCACATTGCCATGGTTGTGTTAGATATTAATGATGAATTGCAACAATTTTTTAACAAATATAATATTCGAGGTTTTAAAATTGAAGGTCATTATGACCACGACCAAATTTGTAATTTAAGACACCAGTTTCATCGTAAAGTGATGGAAGAGTATCCAGCTGTGAAAAAAGTTTTCTTATCCGATACAAGAGATGTGGTATTTCAATCGGATCCATTTGCACATGAAATGACTACCGAACTTGAATTCTTTTTGGAGATGCACCACTATAAGAATTGTGATTGTAATACTTGGTGGTTAAAAGGTAATTACGCTGGTGCTTATGGTGAAGAAGTATTCAATCAAATTGGCCACAATTATATTATTTGCGCCGGCACAACAATGGGCACTCGAGCAGGTATTATTAATTATCTGGATGAAATGATTAAAGAGTTGCATAATGTTTATGTTAAGAAAAGGTGTTATGCAACAGACCAACCAACACATGGATACCTAATATACAATCAAGTTTTTTCTAGTTACAAACTATATCATACGGGACAAGGTCCAATATCAACGATGAATCGTTACGATAATATGAAGTTTGATGCTAGTCAAAATTTATTGAATTTTGATGGAACGATTGTGCCTGTTATTCATCAATGGGATAGAACAGGTGATAAAAAAGATATATTTTATAAAAAAGCGATGGAGTAAAAAAATGAAAAGTATTGTTACTGGTGGTGCCGGTTTTATTGGTTCAAATCTAGTGGATAAATTAGTTGAACTTGGCCATGATGTTATTGTTATTGACAATGAATCTGCCAATTCAAATGACCAATTTTATTATAATAAAAAAGCAACTTACGTAATAGAAGATGTTGCTGATTATGAAAAAACTAGACCTTTATATGAAGGCGTAGATTATGTTTTCCATTTGGCAGCAGAATCTCGTATTCAACCTACTATTGAAAATCCAATTCTAGCAGTTCGTACCAACGTATTGGGTACCGCAGTTGTATTACAATGTGCTCGTGAAGCCGGTGTTAAGAAAGTGATGTATTCTTCCACATCTTCAGGTTATGGTTTGGCAAATACTCCGCCGCTAAATGAAGATATGCCAGATGATTGTTTAAATCCTTATTCTGTTGCTAAAGTTTCTGGTGAAAAACTCTGTAAGATGTATACCGACTTATTTGAATTACCAACAGTTGTATTCCGTTATTTCAACATTTATGGTCCAAGAGAACCATCTAAGGGTCCATACGCACCAGTAGTTCGTCTATTTTTGCGCCAATATCGTGCTGGAGAATCTTTGACAATTGTTGGTGATGGTGAACAACGCAGAGATTTCACTTATGTAAGTGATGCTGTTAATGCTAATATTTTGGCCATGCAGTCCCAAGAAACCGGACTATTCAATATTGGAACCGGCAGAAATCATTCAGTATTAGAACTGGCCAACATGATTTCTGATAAACAGACTTTTATTCCACCAAGATTGGGTGAAGCTAGAGTCACCTTGGCAGATAATACCAAAGCAAGAACAATTCTTGGTTGGGAACCACAGGTCCGTTTAGAAGATTACATCAAAGAACAGCTGTAAATCCAACAATTCCGTTGACTATGTATCTAAGCCAATCTTTTGACGGATTGGCGTTAGAATTTCACAAGTTGGATAAATAAGTCCAAATTCACTCTTTTTAGTAGCCATAGTGTGCTACATCTTAAAAGGAACTCATGCAGTCGTTTAAAACATTTCTAAAAGAAGAAGCTGGTGCCGATGATGGCAAACTGAAGCATATTCACCATGCTGAAGATAGACCATTATTCCATGGTTCCAAAGGTTTTGAACACGCCAAAGGTGCATTAAATCAAGCACACGAACACATGAAGTCCGGCAGTAAATCCACTCATCTTACAATGAAATATGATGGCTCCCCAGCATTAGTATTTGGTCACCATCCTGAAACCGGTAAGTTCTTTGTGGCATCTAAGTCTGCTTTCAACAAAAATCCAAAAATTAACTACACTCACGAAGATATCAAGAAGAACCATGGACACGCTCCAGGACTCATGGACAAACTCCATGCGTCTTTGAATCACCTCAAGAAAATTGCACCTAAAACTGGTGTATATCAAGGGGATTTGATGTATACACATGATGATTTACATCATCACAAAAATGGTAAAGTTTCGTTTACACCAAACACCATCACTTATACTGGCCATGGTGAAGAAGCACAAAAAATTAAAGATTCGAAGATTGGTATTGTAGTCCATACACAATACCATGGTAAAGATATTACTTCAATGAAGGCGGATCCACATCCAGACCTACACAATTTCAAAACTCATTCTGATGTATGGACTAAACATCCAGAACACGATACGAGCAATATACATTATTCAGAAAATGACCAAGCTGAATTCCATAAACACATGGATGCTGCACAAAAAATACATGATATGCACAAAAAGACCTTGTATAAAAACACTATGCCTCATGCTGGTGAAGCCGGTCATCTAGCAACATATATTAATCAAACGGTTAGAACTGATGAAAAACCTTCTGCTGAAGGTTTGAAGAAACATATTGCCGATAAAATCAATAAATCGGCCGAAAAGTTAAAAACACCAGCTTCTAAAGGTCGTAAAGAAGCAGAATTAAAAGCACATCATAAACATATTGACGAACACAAAAAAGATTATGAGAACTTATTGAAGATGCACAAACATTTACAACAAGCAAAAGATATATTGGTAAGCAATCTTAATCAACATACTGGTGGATTAGAACACCATATAGATAGTAAAGCAACTGATCCAGAAGGATATGTTGTTCATCATGCAGGCGAACCAACTAAATTGGTAAACCGTAAAGAATTTGCAAAAGCTAATTTATTGAAAGTAAGAAAATGAAGTCATTTTTAGATTTAGTAGAAGAAACCGAAAAGGCGCACAAACCTGTTGTGATGGCTTTTGGTCGTATGAATCCTCCCACTACTGGTCATTTAAAACTTATTGATAGAGTTAAACACGAAGCTGAGAAACAAGGTGCTAAACACGTTGTAGTAGTATCTCATTCCCAAGATTCTAAAAAGAATCCTTTATCAGGTGAACAAAAAATCAAACATCTTAAAAGATATTCACCGGGTACTCATTTTGAAACCTCTGATAAAGACCACCCAACTATTCTACATCATGCATCCAAGTTACACGCAAAAGGCCATGATAAATTAACTGTTATTGCTGGTTCCGACCGTGTTAAAGAAATGCACACGTTGTTACACAAATATAATGGTGTAAAAGGTAAACACGGACATTATAATTTCAAAAAAATAGAAGTTAAGTCTGCTGGTCATAGAGATCCTGATGCTGAAGGTTCTGAAGGTATGTCCGGCACAAAGATGAGAGAACACGCAAAAAATAAAGACTTCCATTCTTTCCGTCAAGGCGTTCCACATCATGTATCTGATGCTCACGCAAAAGAATTGATGCACGATGTTCGTAAAGGAATGGGTTTAAATGAAGAACTTTATAGAGGACATTTCAAAGCAATTTTTGTAACTGGTGGTCCAGGCTCAGGTAAAGATATTGTTATCCGTGAAGCCATTGCCGAAGCAAAAGCGGTAGAATTAAACTTTATTCAAGCTCGTGATTATTTGGGTGATAAACAAAAATTGTCAGAAAAGACCAACGATTTCCGTAGAGAAGCAATTCGTGCTCGTGGTCCATTGATTATTAACGGACCAGCAGATGACATTGAAAAGATTACCTATATTAAAGAAGAATTAGAAGAACTTGGTTATAATACCATGATGATTTTTGTTCATACGAATAATGAAACTAGTAAAGAAAGAAACTCCAATTTAACTCGTATGATGGCTGAATCAGTTAGGCAAGATAAGTGGCAAAAAGCACAAGAAAATATTATACAATTCAATGAGATGTATAATAACTTGGTAACCTTTGACAACACAGGAAACCTAGATACCAAAGAAGAAGATATTAGTGATATATACCAGTCCACTAAGTCGTTTTTAGATTCAAGAATATTCAATGAATCTGCTACGGATTGGTTAAATAGGAATGTAAATTTATTTGGAGAAAACAATGTTAAAGGCAATTCTAAGTCTATTCAGCAAAAAACCATCGGAAGATACAACCCTTTCTACCGAGCAAAAGGACCAAGTGACCAGCGTCCAGACAACGCAGGATCCCTCGTTACCGGTAGAGACCAAATCCGAGGTGACACCGGACCAAGAAAAAACACAGGAGTCGGTAGCTCAGTCACCGGTGGAGCCTGGCACTCAGCCTACGAAGAAAGCGTCCCCACGCTCAAAATCAACCCGCCAGCCAAAGAGCCAAACTTCCAAAAAGACAACAACAAAGAAAAAATAAAGAAGCGTGGCGACAAGTCACTAAGCGCAGGTCGTGTCGGTAGACCTTCTGGTGTAGGCCAAGAATATGACACCAGAGCAGGTGGTCAAGGTGCCGCAGCTGGCGCCGGTCTTGGCCAAGTAGGATATAGCGAATCACAAGAATATAGTAACGCAAGTCAGAATGGTACAGCAATGCTTGGTGCTAAGTTAGAACCAAATCCATTGGCTGAAAAGAAAAAGAAAAAACTGACATTTAAAGAATACAATGGTTTTCAAAACGATGTTGAATCTGGCGTTGGTGGTGTATTGGGTGGT